CCGCACAGCGGACATCTAGGTGTTTTCATTGTTTATCTCCTTCTTCTTTTTGTTCAAGTTCCCAAGGCCACAGAATCACATCATCCGGGCGGGCAAATCCTTTATTTGTTTTTATCCAGCCAGACTTCAAATTAACTTTTTCTATGGATGCGATTTTCTGGCGCATTTGGTGGTTAAAAAACTTTAACTTATCTCCTGGAAATACCCGCATGATAGGTGGGAATTGAGAAATAAGTTTTTCCGCACGTTTTAGTGCCTCTTCTTTTGAGATTCCGCTTTTTGCAGCTAGTTCGCAATTGGGGCAAATATATTTGCAACTGAAATCCAGTTTCAGCAAACTCCCGCACAACGGACATTTAAGCGTCTTCATCTGGAAATTTCTGCTCAAATTCTATAAGGCATTTGTCGATAAGTTGTTGACATTCACGCCAGACATTAAAAAACGGGCGGTCATTGTGCCTGTCATAACCCATATGCTCCATTTGAGCAGAGTCGTCAACTAATTCTAATGCTTGCCCGCATATAAAGCATTTAAGTTCTTCTTCTTTCATGGTCAATCAATCGTTAGCTTTTTTTAAAAAAAGTTTCACTTCATAGAATTTTACGGCCTGTATAGTTTCTCTATTTCCGACTAAGATATTTCCACAGTTATCATCGGTCTCATCTTTCAGTACGGTTACAAGTTTTCCGAATGGAATGTGGTCATCATGCACCCGCATTTTTCCGGTATCAATCCGACGTACAATATCACCTTTTTTGAACTTGCGCCTTGGCGCCCAATTACAGATAAGACGAGTATTATCACTAATGTCTCCCAAGGTACAATCGACACAGGGCGCATCATTGCCGGATTTTTCGTAATAACAACAATTCTGGCAATGTCTTTGTGCTGGCAACTTCCACATCCTGCACGCGGCACGCTTCTGCCGGACAGCAGAAATCTCCGAGGCAAGGCCCATTGCGTCAATCAGCTGTTTCCGGTCATATGTCGAAAGCAGGCGGTATGGGTATTTGAATTCCTGAATAGCAGTTTCGCGGGTTTCGTAAATTGTCCTCTTGAGGGATTCCACAGCCCGGCCATATTCATAAAAAGCTTTCTGCTCAAGTGTCAGTTTCATTTTTTGTCTGGAGGATTATCGGTTAATTTCACCACTGTCTTCTTCCTGGCAACGGCAATTTGAGGAAAAGAGATGCACTGCCACACCCACAATACCCACCAGGCTTCCCACGCTAATGAGAAGCAATATTACCAGCGCAACAGCTTTCAGAATCCCGGATAGCACACAGTAAAGGGAAGGCGCGTCATGTCCAAGCAGAATAACAATGCCATAGACGGCGAGCACGCAGGAGACGGCTTCAACAATCAAAAGGCCCAGACAGGGAAGAATATGATGGGTTACGGTTTTAGTTACGTTTCTGTTCATGGTTTTTTCTTTATGATTTAAGTAAATAATAATGAAGTCAGATTTATTCCCCGGCCAGATATGATTTCCAGCCGGGGAAGGGGGTATCAATAGAAAACTTCCGCTACCCAACGCATCTGGGTATAACGGTCGCGTCTGTATTCGCGATTAACGTGCCAGGTTTTTCCTCCGTCCAGAGAAGCTTCAATAAGTATGGAACCCGTCCCGTGGAACTCACGGGCCACAAATTCTTTTCCCGCCTTAATGGCTTCAAGCAGGGTGCTGGCGGTATAATAACGGCCAAGGCACCTGGAAGAGGTTTTGGCGGTCCAGCGGTAAATGGCGGTTGCAGTCTTCATTATGTTTTAACTTTCAGTTTTTTGTTGCAGGAGGGTTATTCCCTCCCTTTGATGAATGTAATTTAGCATTATTTTTTATAAATTGCAAGAGAAAAAGAATCTTTTTGAGAAAAAAATTTGCAATGATTGCAAATTGGAGAAAAAGAGAAAGATATACTGCGGCCCTGCCGGTCTAATATTCAGACAGGGCCGATAGCTGAAGGGTCTTTCTTCCCGGAAAAGCTCTATTTTTTAAGCTCCTGCCGGATAATTTTCGGAACGCAGTTGTTCCAGTTTATCGTGTGGTGAATCCGGGGGTTGCTGCTGTGCATCATACCCACCTTAACCGCTGACGGTATGTGCATAACGGTGTACATCGACTTGGTGTACGTGCCGCAAGCCTTATAAAGTTCCGTAATGCCTCCGTCACTGCTCTGGGTGGGGGTCTGTAAAATGCCGGCACGATTCGCCATCATAATGAGCTTTCCCCGGTTGCCTTCGGAAACATAGGTGTTTACGTCCTCGTTCATCCGGCCACGGAACTTTATGGGGCGCTCGGTAGAGCAAATAAAGCTGTTCATGGCCTTCCGTGTAACCCGAACCAAAGAATGACTGTTATTGCCGCCCAGTAAATCCCCGCCCTGCATCCAGGACAATAGGGTTAGGGAAGGAACGCTTTTATAATAATCAAGGGTCGCGTTCAACGCCTCGTCCATGTGGCGGATGCTGTGGTACACGTACTTTCCTGCCGAGTTTACCACGTACCGGAATTGGTAGTAATCGTCGTCCAGCTGCCAAAAATACGTGTAGCCCAAGTTTTTGGCAATACCATAACAGGCATTACGGGCATAGGTAATAGTCTTGCGGCTCATGTGGACGAAATTATCTGCAATATCCAGGCGGCGGGCTTCGGCCTCCTTGTCAAACATGATTACCCGGTCATGTCCATAGAGCTGATAGTAGGTTTCCGCCGTGGGGTCCTCATTGTCAATGACGATGTACCAGGGGCCGCTGTAGTTTCCCGTATCTAGCAACGGGTGCAGGGTTTTGATACTGTTCGGCCGTCCATGAGATAAAATAAACGTGCAAAAATCAGAATGCGTCAGCATAAAAAAAGAAAAGTTATTGCAGTAAAAAACCGGAGCGGCCTGTGTTATTCGTCCCCTTCGTCTTCCGGTACGCCTTGTTCGTCCATATCGGCCAGCGCAGCCAATCGTTCGGACATGCGGATATATCCCTGCTCAATAGCTTTGTTAAAATCGATGATAACCAGACAGGAATCTTCCATGAGCTGCTGAATATGGGCTGGGGCGTGGGCGTAGTATTCAGCGATGCGGTCAAAATGCAAAACATAATGCCTGGCGGCGGCGATGCGTAAAAACTCACGCACATCATCCGGGAGTTCCTGGGCTTGGTTAATAGATTCCAGCAGCGCTTCCGCTTTGCCTTTATCCACCAGGGAAGACACTTCCGGGCAATCCCCGGTAATTTCATAAACCGGAGTGACGATTCGGTGCGTGTACGTATTGCCCGCGTTCTGTGGGGGGGGGTAATGCGCTTTCTTCCTCCCTTTCGGCTCCTACTGGGGCCTGACCGTTTTCGCTTCCGGCTTCCTCTTCCGCCAAAAGGTCGTCGAAGTCAAAGGCAGTCATGTCAAGCTGCACATCCGCCAGTTCCTCTTCCAGAAGGGCAAAATCCCATTCGGCGATTTCCGCCGTCCGATTGTCCACCAGACGGAACGCCTTGATTTGGTCTTCCGACAAATCGTCAGCGAGAATACAGGGAACAGTTTTAAGCTTTAACTTTTTTGCGGCTTTCAAACGAGTGTGCCCGCAGACAACAACATTATTGCGGTCAACCACAAGAGGAATCTTAAAGCCGAACTGTTTAATGGATTCCGCCACCTTGACGGCCGCTTCATCATTACGGCGCGGATTTTTATCGTAAGGAACCAGGTCTTTTACGGCAATATCTACAATTTCCATGTGTAAAAATGATTTTTGAAATTTGCAATGATTGCAAATTCTCATGGATTCTTAGCATGGTTTCAATCCTCATTAAAGCATAATTCGCCGCCGTCCAGCCTGAAAATCCGACCGTTCCGGGACAGATTGGCATACAGGGCAAACTCGCCAACGCCATTGTGCCAGGGGCACCAGCGGACACGGCGCCACGCATTCTGCGAGGTAATGCACCCATGCAGGGCTATCTGCTCATGCGGGAAACGCCGCGAAAGCACCCACAGGGCAAATCCGAACGTCGTCAGCCGCCGGTCCATCCCTTCCCGGAACACCGCCTCCGGCAAATATTCCAGAAAAGGGTGCTGGTGCAGAAACCGGTATTCTTCCTTTTGCCAGTACGGAGGAATGCAAGGCCCTTCTTTCAGGCTTCCGGGAGGGGGATAGGTGATGATGATTTTACTGGCCCCGGCAAGCACATTCCAATGGCGGCGCTCTGGCGGAAAAGTCCAGTACATGGGATTAGGGTTGAGGAACACCCAATCACAGCGCGTTCCGGTTTTTCCGGAATCATAGTTGCACATTTTCGATACCCTCACCACCAACCGGGGCTTGTCGGAGTCGATAAAAGCGGAGCAGTCTTTTAATCGGTGTTCAGATTCCTGGGCATTTCCTACCAATACAATCATGCCAATTCATCAGGGGTTGCGCTTTTTGTATATACCCGATACGGGTTCGACCGTTTGCAGAAGGCTGACTGTTTTTCCGCATCAGGCCGCCGCATTTGCAGATAAAAGGAATAATCGTCTTCCGTGTCGATTTGAAATGACCAGGGCAGGGTCTGGTAAAACACGGCCACTTTATCACCGGGACCGGACAGCAGCCCTGGATGCACGACCGTTCGGGGGGGGCAGCGTTTCAGAGTATCATAGCGCAGCAGGAGAAGCGCCCCGTCATAATGGTCATACCAGTGCCGGGCGGACTGGCTTTCATCCTGCCCAAAAAGAGAGCCATTCAGGATGCCGCAAATTTTCAGGCGTTCCCCCGTAAAAGCCACCTGAATATTGGTATCGGATGACATCAAGGCGTGCATGTCCCGAAGCAGTCCGGGCCGTCTTACCGGGGAAGTTGCCTGGACTACGCAAAGCAGGTCGGAATCCCCGGCGTTAATCTGTGCGGCAACCTGACTGATGTGGCCCTGCATATATGGGAATTCCGGGTCAGGGTGCCATAAAACAGTGCGTTCATATCCGCGCCGGGAAATATCATGCAACAATTCCGGACTATCACAGGAAATAACTGGTTCCCATCCCTCGCCCCTGACGTACCTGGCCGACACTTCCCACAGCGGAATCAGGTCTCCGGAAAGATACGGGTTGCAGGTTCTGAAATTTTTTCTTGGGCAGCGCATGGAGCGTGCTTTCAAAGGAATAATACAGTGCATTCGGCACTTATCGGGGGGGGAGGAATCTGCATCAGGCACAAAGAATAAAAAGAAAAATTGGAGGCGGAAAAATACCCTTCCTTCTTTCCCCACAGCGGAAAAACTGCGGCCATCCTGGAAAAAAGGAAGGGCATCCCCTTTTTTGTTGTTCCCGTTTGCCGCAGGGGAAGGGGAGAGCTCATTACGTCTCCCACACATACACCCTGCGAAAGCATGCCCTTATCGCCTCAATCCACGCCTTTGAAGCGCGTCGCGCATGCAGGGAGCATCCTGCCAAATCCGGGGTAGCTTGTCAACTGCGTACAATTTCGACGATACTCCCGGACACGGAAGCCGCGTCTCCGGCAAGAGGTGTCGCGGAGCCGTCAAACATGACGCTTGACGTTTCCGGGGATGATTCCGACGCGCTGGCCGCCGCCCCTTCTTCCGGGGCTGACGCGTCACGCACCTCAATGTGGTCCGTGGGAGCGACAAATTGCGCCTGGCCAGTGATGGGAAGGCCCCCCAGCAAATCAAACTCTTCGTCGTCAATGACGGCAATCACCTGGACGGAAGATACTGTGGTGATGCAGTACCGGCGCCCCGGTATGGTGGCAATAGGAGTGTTCAAGGCAATCATAACGCCGCCGTTATACCCAGAAGGGGGAAAGAAAACAAGCCCCCGGTTTCCTGCGGTACGCATGACAGGCAATCCGATACGCGGGTGGGATGCAGGAAGGGGCCGGGGGCTTGTCTTTTCTGGATAGCAGCTATTATTGGTTGTTGTCGGGTTCCCGTTGGGCGGGTAACAATCGCAATATCCTATTAAGGGGCCGGAATTGCAAGCAATTTTTTTCGGCTCCTGCCGCGTTTTCTTCTGTCACCTCGCACAATATCCGGTTTCCGATACTCCGGACGAATGATTTTCGGCACACAATTATTCCATGTAATAGCATGGTGGATTCTTCGGTAATGTTCGCCCATTGTCCGGATTTTCACCGCAGACGGCATATGCATGACACTGTAAAACGATTTCACGTAGGTTCCGTTTTCCTGGTAGGCTTCCGTCATCCCTCCCGTCGTCTGCTGGGTGCTGGCCTGGTTAAGTGCCAGTTCCGTAATCGAGAACATGACCACTCCCCGGTTTCCGTGGGTGATGTAGGTGTTCACGTCTTCATTAAACCGGCCCATGAAAGAAAAGGGGCGTTCCGTGTCACAGATAAAACTGTTCATGGCTTTTCGCCGGATGCTGAAAAGGCTGTTGGAGTTGGCCCCTCCCAGCAGGTCGCCGCCTTGAAGCCACGCTATGGTGGCAAGGGCCGGTGTACGGGTGAAGTAATCGAGGCAGATGTCAAGAATTGTGTCCAGACAGGTACAGCGCCGGCAAGTATAGCGGCGGTTACTGTCCAATACGAAACGGAAATAGTTAAACTGAAATCAGAAGATAAGTTATTTACAGCCAATACCTTGAATGAGCAAATTTCTAATTCAGTTAAACCGAAAACAGTAGAAGAAGCATTTGGAAAATCCAGTGTAAGCTGCCCCCTAAAACCAAGCGATTCTACCCCCTTAAAACATTCAACAATGCCCCCTTAAAAAGTCTTGACCGATGGGGTTATTATTATTTTAGTTTATTTCCCTCTGTATGCAGCCATTTTACGGACACTTTCTCCTGTCAGCTCAATCCGGTGCGCCGTATGTATAATACGATCCATAATGGCATCTGCTACTGTAGGGTCTCCGATTGCATCATACCAATTGTCCGTTGGCAGTTGCGAGGTGATGATGATGGACTTGCGCCCATGTCGGTCCTCTATTATATCGAGCAGGATGGGGCGTTCCTTGGCATCAAGGTTCACAAGGAAGAGGTCATCCAATATGAGCAGCGTGCTCCGTTCGATTCTCTTGAGTTCCGATTCCAGTGTGCCTTTTACTTTTGCCACCTTAAGCGTACCCATAAGTTTCGGAGCATTCGCATAATATGTCCGTATGCCCTTCTTGCAGGCTTCATACCCCATTGCTGTGGCAAGGAAGCTCTTCCCGGTACCGGATGACCCTGTGATGAAGAGGTTCTGTCCCTTGCGGATGAACTCCAGCGATGCAAGCCGCTCCATCTGATTGCGGTCAAGGCCACGCGGGATTGCATAGTCTATCTGCTCGAGGCAGGCCTTGTAGCGGAACGCCGCCCCGCGTATAAGGCGTTGGATGGCTGCATTGGCACGGTAGTCCCATTCCCTGGCAAGTAACATGTGCAGGAAAGAGTCGATTGTCATTGTTTCTGCCATAGTGGAGGTCAGGCTTTCAGTGAAGGCGGCGGCCATGCCGTGCAGCTTCATACGGTTCATCAGTTCGATTGTCAACGTGTTGCGGTCTTTTTCGACAGCTATCGGTGCGGTAAGATTATTTGTTTCCATTGTTGTCTCTATTTAAATGTTTTAATTGTGCGAAGTAGGCTGCTCCGCGGATGTTTTTGTGGATAGATGTTACGGGGACCTCATCGTCGATGTCGTCTTTTGACAGGAAGTCTGCATCATCCCCGCGTTCAAGGATCCGCCTTATCTCCTGATATCCGTATAGGCGCAGTTGCGTGGCGCATGCGCTTGCCGCCACCAACCGTTCCAGCCCGAAGGTCTTCTCCAACGCCATGATGCCTCTGCATGAACGGAACGCCGCGGGAGGATACTTCTTGAGTTCCGCCACCTTGCGCAGATACAGCCGCAGGACGTTATCTGTCTGGCCGGCCCGTTCGTAAATCTGTTCCAGATCCTTTTCATAACTTCCATGACGTCCGGGCAGTCCGTGGGCATCCTTGGTCGTATAGGAGTATGGCGTGTCATCGCGCTGGTGTGTGGTCACCAGACGCAGGCCATGATATATTTCCAGCGTGTCCGCATCATAGACAATCTCGACACGTTTGCCTATATACTCTTTCGGTACGCTGTAATGGTGAAGCCTGAAGGTGACATAGCCGTTACGCATTACTGTTGCGGAGCGTCGCTCTTTCATCTGATGGCGTATGGCGGGAAGCGGGCGGAGGCAGTCGGACTCAATCTGCTCGAACTGTTCCCGTCTGGACTGGGGACGCCCGCTCATCCTGCGTCCGTTGAAGGCCGAGAGCGATTCGGATATGGCCGCATTCAGAGACTCCAGCGAGTGGAATACAAGACCCTCGATGTCAGCGTAGACGGATCGGTAAAGCAGCTTCACGGCATTCTCCACCAAGGCCTTGTCCTTTGGATGACGTACCCGTGTGGGGTATACGGTACATCCGTAGTGTTCGGCAAATGCCGCAAACTCCTCGTTGATTACCGGCTCGTTACGGTCGCTGCGGGTTACCGCCGATTTGAGGTTGTCTGGTACGATCGCCATCGGAACCCCGCCGTAAAAATGAAGCGCGTTCTCACACGCCTTAATCAAGTCCTGCCTTGACTGGGACCAGACCGCCTCACAATAGGTATAGTGGCTGCACGGAAGTATGGCCACGAACACTTCAACGCTGCGACATTCACCGCTTTCACTGTCAACGACTTCCAGTTTGTCACCGGCGAAGTCGATATACATCTGGTCTCCGGCATAATGCTCGACATGGCCTACGACATGTGTCACCATACGGTAACGCATGAGATAGTTGCCGAAACTGGCATGTCTGTATCCGTCAGGATGGGTCTCGCGGTACTCTTCGTACAGGGTTTTCACTGTTACGCCTCGGCGGCTAAGCCGGGCAGCATACTCAGGAAGGAGTGCCTCAAGCTCAAGCTGGCGTTGTGACGGTTCCCTGTTACGGCCAACACCTTCAGAGAACATTTCCTGGATGCGAGCGGAAGGCATGGCGGCCAACTCCTTTATCGGTATACCACACTCTTGAAACAGGCGCACATATCTGCGCACCGTGTTGCGGGAAAGCTCAAAGCTCCTGCTTATCTGCTTTATCCCCATCCCCAATGCGTAACATTGGAGGATGTTTGCTATCTTTGTTGTCATAGTAGAAATGATTTTATCCCACCGGTCAAGACGGGAATCAAATCTACGAAAAATCCCCTGCCGGGCATTGCTAAGCAGGGGTATTTTTATATTGGAATCAAGGGGGTAGGATTATTTTAGCACAAGGGGGCAGAATCGCTTGGTTTTAGGGGGCAGCTTACACTGGATTTTCCACCCGGTTCTTCTTCATACTGAACAAGGGTGCGAAGTCCGGCGGCGAAATCACCCATGCCGTCCTAAACGGTAGTATCGT